GCCAGCAGCTCCAGCACTACAGTAACCCTAGCATCAGGAACTACTGCTGGTCTATATGTTGGCACTATAGTTTACGTGAGCTCAGGAACTGGTACGTTCGTGCATGGAACCTACGTCACAGCAATCTCAAACAGCACTACTTTCACGGTCAGCACAGCACCTAGCGTGGCGCTGAGCTCTGCTACTGTAGTCTATTACAATAATGCGCTAGGTTGGTTGACCAGCACCAGCTCAACCAGTGCTATAAGCACAGCATATGCAGTAACAGCTCCGGTCGGTTATGGAACCAGCAACGCAAACGTCACTAGTCAAAGATGGTTTTTCACTAGCACAACTAACATACAGGGCACCAACCTAGGTCCAGCGTCAGCACAGACAGGCAGCTTCTGGATGCAGACCTATCAGAACTCCAGCACAGCCTATTATTTCTGGCTGTTTAGCCCTGGACTTCCTGCATCAACTAACCCTTTCCTATCCTATTACTCATATGATGGTAAGGGACAGATACTGCTAGGCAAGACACAGACTACCAGCGGATCTAGCCCCTCTGTCAGCACTTCACTCTCTATGCCCACTTGGGTCACTAGCCCTACCTACAGCGTAGCTAATGCTGTCAATGCTAGCAGCAGCGGTACGACTATAACAGCATATGGCATCCCGCCAGGACTGCAACCCGGTGCTTATGTAACGGTTTCTTCTGGTACCGGCACTTTCGCGGCAGGAACCTATGTAGTGTCTGTAAATTCTACTGCCGGTAATAGTTTTACAGTTAGCCAAGCTCCAACTGTAATTCTCAGCAGTGCGACTATACTGTTTGCCAACACTAGCAGCAATGGTGGATTACCACCAGGGTTGAGCCTAAACAGCTCTACTGGTGCGATAACAGGCACACTTACTACAACTGGATTGACTGGATACAACGCATACTATTTTACCCTTAGGGTAGATTTCACTTGGCCCTCATCCTATCATACCTATCCAAGTTCTATATCACTAACAGGTGCTAGTGCTGGCAACTTCTACTACGAAGTAGTCATACCGATAACTGACAGCACAGTAGGCACAGACAACAGTGACATGGTAGTAGCTAGTCTTGTAACGATCAGCAGTTACATACCTAGCACTAGTGCAGTCAGCGTCGGAACAGCTACGGTTAGCGATAACATACCGCTGTCAATAAACAATACTGTAGCTCCTAATAATTCAGATCCAAAACGCACTTCGGTTATCGTGATAGGCTGAGAATATTTCTCGTCATTATATGCGCATATAAATATTGCTATGAAAATAGCGATTATCGACATCATTGGTATACCATACGACGGCTCGACCGTCTTCAAACAGGGCCTAGGTGGCAGCGAGAGTGCGGTCACCTTCGTCAGCAGAGAACTAGCAGCATTGGGATTTGACGTAACAGTTTTTAATAACTGTACCACAGACCACGCGACTCCGGGCATCTACGACGGAGTGAACTATGTACCACTAGGAGACCTAGCTAGAGATTGGACTTTTGATGTGGTGATAAGTTCACGCACAGTCATACCTTTCGTGCGCCCCCAAGACTATCCCGCACTACAGGATAATCGTGCCATGCCTTTCCAGGACATGGACCTGTTCAATAGGATACTGAGCAAGGCCAAGCAGCGCATACTTTGGATGCACGACACGTTCTGCTTAGGAGATCATTTCATAGAAACGCTGGCTACAAGCGATCGCATAACTGACATATTCGCGCTGAGCGATTGGCATCTGACCTACGTTACCAACTGCCAGCACTCCGAGGAACGCAGGAACTACGAAGTCCTAAAGCGCAAGATGTTCATCACACGCAACGGCGCACGTATCTATAACGATGAAGTTGATATAACAGCCAAGGATCGAGACCTCTTCGTCTACAATGCTTCAGTCACCAAGGGCATGGTTCCTTTGGTCAAGGACATATGGCCGCATGTGAAGAGGCACATCCCTACTGCCAAGCTGAAAGTGATCGGTGGTTACTATAGGTTCAGCACCAGCAGCAATCCAGATCAGCAGGAGCTAGACTGGCGCCAGATGAGCGCAGACCCTGCCAACAAAGCATTGGACATAGAGTTCACTGGAGTGATCTCCCAGAAGGAGATATCCGAGATCCTAACCAAGGCCAACTTTATGATATATCCTTGTGCTTTCCCAGAAACGTTTGGGATCAGCACTCTGGAGAGCATCTGCTACAACACCCCAGTGATAACCTGCAGATTCGGTGCGCTAGAAGAGATCGCGCTAGAAGGCGCCAGCTATCTGATAGACTATGCTGTTGAGCCAAACGGCTTGTTCCCCCATATAAACAAGCCAAGGCAGATAGAAGCGTTCGTGAAGACCACCGTCGAAGCCTACTACAATCCATATCTGCATCAGCAGAAACAGTATTATTGCAACATAGTAAAGGACGTAGCAGGCTGGGATTCAGTGGCGCTACAGTGGAAGCAGTTCTTCTTCAGGCGCAATGGACGCTACCTCAGCAGAGATGAGTATCGCAAGGTCACTAAGATCAACCATAAGGTACACAAGATCTGGAACAGGCGCAATCACAACGTAGTTGAGCTAGAAACACATCGCAGGGGCAATGAGCAGGAGATAGTGGTAGTTTCGGCTTTCTATAACTGCCGCGACTACATAACCAACTGCATAGCCAGCGTGGCCAGCCAAGACTATGACAACTACAAGCACATACTGATAGATGACTGTTCGACCGACGATACCTTGGAAGTGGCTAGCAACTTCATCAATCAGCTGCCGCAGGAGCTGCAGAACAAGATAGTGCTGATGTCTAACATGGAG